GTTTCTTTGTGATTCATAATTACGTTTTAAAAAATTAATTTATTATTATACTACTATTTAAATATTTGTAACAAATTCGTTAAAATTCCGTTTCATTTTTAAGGTATTTCAACACCATCAACAACGTTGCTATTAGTGATATCACCAACTTCTGTGTTAAATGTTGCACCTGTTATGATGTTATTTTTATAAATAAAATACCCTGTGTTTGTACCGCTTAAAGTAAATACATTAGCATTTACCGTTGGATAAGTAACTTCATTACCTTCAAATCTCAAATCATTTACAGTTCCATTGTTGGCTAATATTCTTGTAGATGTTGTATTACTTCCAAAACTAAAATTATTATCTTTAATGGTTATTTTATTTAAAACCCTACCTGTTGGCATACGGAACACATCTCTATCATAAACTGCTGTGTAAAAATTACTATCTCTAATATCTAATTCATTAAAATCAGAATTAAGATAAAAACCTCTAATATCTAAGTTTCTAAATCTACTTGCAGCACCTAAATCTTCAACACCTAGTGTGCCATCATGGTAAAATCCATTAATTTCTTTTGCTGCCATTGTGATAATCGCACCGTCATCAATAGTTGTATTTACATGAATATTACGCCAATAAGAATTTCTACATAATAGTTGAATTGTTTTTGCTGTGTCTGGTTGACCATTAATTGTAATGTTTTCTAAAACAACTTGCGGATAAACATTTACACTACCTACAGCAGCATCTAGTACAGTACCTAATTCACTTACTTGACCATCTGCCCCTATAATGCTATATGTGGCATCTCCATAAGCTTTATCATTGTTATTATTAAAAATTAAATCTTTAAGTAAAATATCACCTTCCGCATCAATTTCAATTTCAGAATTAAATATTTCTGAACCCATTAATGTTCCTGCTTTGATTTGTACTTTCATATCTGTTAAGACATTATTATCATATATCCCACTCTTAATAGTCAGACTTCCACCATCAAAAGTATTACCTGTTACTATAAAATTTTCAGCAAAATCAGCCGACATTTTTATTTTGTTAGGTTCTAGGTTATCAGCTCTTTTAAAGAAGTTGTTTATGATTTTAACATCAGATATTCTTAATGTAGCAATATCAATAGTACCATTATTGTACATCGTATTACCTTCCACTATATGCCTACGGTTAAGATAATACCCTTCTTCAAAATCAATAGCACTTTCTAAAATACCGTTGCCAAATTGGTCATGTATTTTATTGTTTAAAATATGTAAACCTTGAATAGATGTTACGCTAATACCGTTTCTAGCATTATTATGAATGTCACAATTTTTAATCACACCTCCTACTGGAAATTGAGAAGGTCTAAATTGCATATCTAAAGATTTTAATACACCGCTTAATTCACTATTATAAGTTGAGTTAAGTGTGCCAATTAAAGTTGTGCCAACGGTATGCAATACTACTTGAACGTGTGTTGTTCCTGTTGGATAATACACCCTTTCATACATAGATTGATTAATTACTCTACCTAAAAAATTTCCAGATGTTAAAGCATCATAAAAATAAATATCATATCTACCTTTTGTGCCATTGTCTAATACAGGGTAAGATTGATAAGAACCGTTTTGAAGTATGGTAAAACCTAATTCTAAAGCCTTTGCACCTAGTGTTTGCCTAGTTTTTGAGCGTATTGCTGTTGTTGATGCTGTGTTATTTCCACTAGCATCTAAATTGCCTAATTCAAAAGATTCAGGTCTATCTGTCCAAGAAGCTTCATAATTAAATGCAGGCATTGGCGCAAACCCATCAGCAGACTTAGTTAATTCTATATCATCAATAATAAAATTATCAGAATCTAAATACGCCATTATAGATACCCCATTTTCGGATATATTATAATCATAACATCCCGATATTTTACCCCCACCATTTACAGTTATATTCTTACCATATAATGCTACAACTGCGTAAAAACCTTGAACAGTATCAATACCTTTAATAGTAACACCTTTTAATATTTTCAACGTTGTATCATCGGCTGCGTACTCTATTCCTGTTGGTCTATCTGTATCAACATAGTCGGTGTTATCTGTGCTAATATCTACCATGTAAGTTGCAGTAGTATTACTAAATACATACGTGCCATTCTTACATAAACGCATATAAGAAACTCCTTTTTTATTAATGGTTGTTATTGAATTAGTACCATCTGCAACTACTCCAAACCATTCTGGATAAATATATTGTGCGTGTGCTAACCCTGTGTGAGTTACACTTGAACTAAATATTTGTGTGTATGGACTTGCTTCAATTGGGTTGTAATCCCAAACAATCGCACCATTAGTAAATGAACCCCCGTTAAATTGGATTATCATATTCTTTTGTAGCGTTAATGTAGCAGTACCTAAATCTATTTCACTTTCTATACTTGCTACTTTACCTAAATTTGCAACATTTTGTAAATCTGCTATGCTAGTTGCAACAAATCCATTAGATAAACTGCCGCTACCTGCATCGCCTTTATCGCCTTTTGCACCTGCGTTTAATATTGTACTACCTTGTTTTACTATTGCCATTATTTATTATTTTTAATTAACTCACTCATTATTTTAGGTGCTAAAACATTAGATTTCGCTCCAGTTGTTGGGTGTAAATAATCATAATAATAGTCATTTGCTTGAAACGTATCGACACCACCATAACCATCTAAAATAGGTAGGAAATACTGCGCTGAAAAATAAGAGCATGATAAAGAATTAGCTGTTGTTTGCATAGCGTTCCTAATTTGTATTAACCCTGCATTAAAAGTTAATCCGCTATTTGTTTCTATACTATCAATAGCACCCATTATAAAAATATTAACATTAGGGTTTAAATCACGTAAAGTTTTAACAGCCCAAAATAATACACCGTAAAAAGTTTCCTTATCCTGTGAAGCTTCTGTTAAGTAATTTGCTTTTGCTGTTGATAGTGTTCCATCAGGTTTACCATCATTAGCATCGTTAGTTCCACCCGTTAATAATACAACATCTGGAATTATGCCTTTAGTTTCAAAACACCCTATTTGATTAGATACTACATTTTCAGGGTTAACTGTTGCAGCATCACAATCTATTACCCCAGTGGTATTAGCATTATCAACTAAATCAGCACTCCCTTTAGCAAAATTAAAAACGGTTAACTCCATCTCTTGAACCCATGTGTGACTAATTGAACCCCTACTACCTATTGTTCCTGCTTGGTCGCAAATACTATCTCCAAAGACTATTATATTTTTACCAAATAAATCATGTTTTTGTTTTAAAGGTATATCAACACCATCAATAGATTTAATCCTGTCTGGCTGAGATTCTTGTGTAAAATATGCACCTAAAGTTATACGCATATTATCTTGTAGTATTTGTTCTGTCAATACTCCTGTTTTTACAGCATTACCATCTGGAACAATAACATGAACATAAGTCGTTGTAGCATCTAATTCCCATCTTTTATAATTATCAGCACCATCTCCAACAAATATCTCTCCATCATCAGTAAGATTAGCTTTTACCTCCGCATCACTAACATTAAACTCTATCACCTGTGGTCTTGCAGCGTTACCAAAACTCTGTAAACCCCAACTATCCCAAACAGTTATATGTGTTGCACCATTAGTAGGAACTACTATCCATGCACCTGCTAGATAATTAGGAGAACCCCCTAAAGTCCAAAGTGACGCATCACTTTTATTATCTGTTTTTTCTGTAACTACGGCTGCTATTCCATCTGCTCCATCAACTCCTTGTGCTCCATCTGCACCATCTGCACCCGTATCGCCTTTTGCACCAGAGTTAATTGTTGTGCTACCTTGTTTTAATATTGCCATTATTTATTGTTTTATATATTTCTACTTAAAGCGGTTTGATATGCATCTATTATAATATAATCCGCAGCCACTTCAGCAGTTGTTAAACCATTTCCTATTGTAGAAAAAGCATAATTTTTATCAGAAACATTGTTTAGTGAACTCGAGAGAGCGCCAATTAAAAGGTCTGTATTTGGTAAACTTCCTGTGTTGGTAGTAATTGTAGTGTATAATTGACTTCCATCTTCAAATATTCTAAAATCTGTGTTGCTAGTTCGCGAAATCATCCAATTACCAATGGGATCTGTATTTGCTTCTATAAATCCATCTGACTCATCCCACATAATACCAAAAGTGCTACCAAAAGAAGTTCCGTAGAGTGTTAGTCTTGATGCGCCAGAAATATAAGCTGACAAATCTGCTCTATTAGAAAGAGCTCCCGTTGTTCTGATGTAAATACTTGCATGAGCATCACTTAAAGCTAAATTAATACTAGGATTTATATTTGTATTTGCATAGGTCGAACTCCCATCTCCTGTAATTCCATTTCCATCATGTGTCCATGTACCTGTAAAAGTCAATCTAAATGCTGCGTCTGTGTCTAACGGATTCTTTAAATTCCATTTATGAGCGGATGCAGTTCCTCCAATAAAAGGATATATAGCTTTGTAACTATCCCACGTTCCGTTAGCTTTTAATCCTAATACCAAATCATTAATAGCCACTTCTTGTGCGGTTGTTAGTGTGGCAACTGCTGTTATAAATAATTGAGCATCGGCATCATATCCTACAATAGATTCATAAACCACATTACTACCTAGATATGCTTTAGTAATTTCTGTACTTCCTAAATAAGATTTTCCTAATATCATATTAAATTGGTTCTATTACGTATAATGTTGTCGCTACGGGTGTAATCAAATCATAGTTAGCTTGTGTTATAGAAACAACTTGAAGGACTTGATTTTCATTACCAATAGGCTCTGAATCTATTGTATTAGCTTCTTCTGTTGTTACACCTGTTTTAGTTGAGTTACCATCTACCTCTGTTTGTAATTCATCTAAAGCAGCTTGAACATTATCAGCTACTAAATTACCATTTGGTGCATTTACAATATCAATAGCACTTGTTACTGGTGGAACACCATCTGTAATTACTATAAAATCAGTATCAGGATGCACATAACCTGCTCCAAACTTAGCTGTGTGTTCTGCATCTGTACCTCCCCAATATATAGGTTTAATTGGTGAATCTGTATAAACATCAAATAAGTTTTCTATTCTATCATATAGAGCATTTTTACTTGGAGCAATAGTTGTTACACCATTCCAACTAACCGAATAAGCAGTATCATCTACACTACCACTACCACCTAAAGCAACAATAGCTTGTTTAACTCTTTCAGCAGTCCATATACGTTCTGCTGTTGAAGTTCCTGCTTCTGCATCTACTTGACTAACTACATCAGGATTTGCTTCTTCTGTTGTTACTCCTACTTTAGTGTTGTTAGCTACTATATCTGCTGCTTGTGTTGATGTAATACCTACTTTAGCAGTATTCAAATCAATAGCTGCTTGTTTCGCTACTAAATCATCTGCTATATCAGATAAATTTGTTCCTACTCTTGTCGCTGTGTTTGCACCAGCAATCGTTTCATCACGTATTACTATTGCGTCTGTTTTTATACTCATAATTCTTTAGTTAAATGTTATATCAAAGGTGTTATCAAAAATTCCTTCTTCTGTTGTTACGCATCCAAAAGTTATATCAAAAGTAGAATCAAAAACAGATTCACAAGGTGTTGGTATTTCTTCTTCTATTGGAATACCAGTTATTCTTCCTATTCCGTGTGCCCAATAATATTGCGCATTACAAGAGTTATCACAATTATTTATCGTGTATGTATTTTTACATTTACAGTATCTTGCTTTCATATTCTACCTTTCTGTTATTGTCCACGTTGAATCCACTTCTAGCGTACAATTATCATCATCTAGTAAGTTAGCTATTTGCCAAAAAACCACATCGTTTTGGTTTAGTGTTACGGGCGCTGAACCCGTCCAAATACCAACGTCCCTACCACCTTGAAAATTGTTTACCGTTCTAACTTGTGCAATTTCTACTGTTACATTAGCTAAAGAATCTATTTTGATTAAAAATAATTCGTAATTATCGTTGTCTTTTCCGTCAATTAATAAGTCCCAATTGACCAAGAAGTCGGTTGGATTAGTGCCTATATGTCTAAGCCTACCGTTTGCCGGTGAGTCGAAATGTTGTAAGTCCGTAGGTACAAAAGTACCGTTTAAATCTACTGCTGAACCTTGTGTTGCTATAACCGTTTCAACTGCCACATCATTATTTAAAGCACCACCGATAAAAGTGTTTTTAATACCTATGTTGTTGTCCCAATCGCAAGCTAAATCCGAAGCTTCTAAGTCGCTGAATATATTAGTGTCGTTAGGATTAAAACCGCCGTCTCTTGTAAAAATAGCGCCTTTAAGTTGTACTGTACTAGGGTTAGGAAAATTAAACGTTTTAAAATCAGAAAATGGTGCTAGTGTTGGTAGGTCACAATTTATATCTGTTAAAAATCTTGAATTCATTTGAAAAACTAAACCTTCTTTAAATAATGGTGCCGTCATAGTACCAGCTAAACTTCTAACTATTGAAGTCGTAATTCTATAACCACCACGCCATAGCCCGTGCAGAGTTAAACTAGGCGAACCACCAAAACGTCCCGTTCCTTCTTCTAAGCCTTGTCTGTAGTCATAAATATCTCCCAAAGAACTACAATCGATATAGTTTATTCTTGCAAATTCAAAAGCATTAAATCCAGTTGCGTCGTACAAGTCGTAAACCTTACTGCCAGCGCCTGTAACAGAAATAAAGAAATCAGCCCCTAATACGTTTCCTGAACCGATTGCAGGTGTTTCAGACACAATCATAGAGTAGTTATCCTCTGAGGAAATTAAGCCGCTTATATCAAAGCTTAGACCTGCTATAGTCATTCCTGTAGTTGGTACTGTTATTTGGGTAGTTCCTAAATCAATTATTCCATCTAAAAAATATTGTTTGCTTGAATCAATAACACCTCCTATGGTTGTGTCTTTGTTTGCTTGTGTAACAATTATTCTATTGTCTAATTCTATAGATTCGTTTATTCCCTCGCCTACCCAAGAAGATCCGTTCCAATATTCATTCTGACCTGTATCTGTGTTAAATATAACTTCGCCCTCGTTGACTTGAATACTGTTTCTTGTTAACGTGTCCATTTTGTCTGGACGAACATTCATCGAAGTGCTTTTTAATAATCTTGCCATTGCTTTGTTATTTTAGTGAGATAGCTATGAAATCTAATATCTCTTTTGCTTGTTCTTCTGTTAAATCATCGGTTGGTATTAATAGCAATTCTCCAGCACGTTCTTCGGTCATAACCTCATCCTCTTTTGATGCTTCTATTTTTCTATCAGAGAATGCTCCTTCTATTGAGAATCCTAAATATGTTCCATCTTTTACTTCTTGCCAAACTTGATCATTTCCAACTCCCATCATAACACACCAATCTCCTTCTTCAGCATCTAGATTGTAAACTCCATTTGCTTTGTCATTGTTTACGTCCTCAACGATCC